CCAGCCCAAACCGCCGCGTTTCTATTTCGTGATCGGCGGGCAAGAAGCACCGTGGACGATGATCGAGCATGACATCCACACGGGCGAGGAGATAGGCGACCGCGCGGTGATCCACTCGGCTGGCGATTTCCGCACGGTATGGCGGGCACTCGGGCTGAGTTCGCTACGCGACGAGCTACGCGCCTGGGTGCTCGGTGGGCGCGCTTGACCGCTAATCGACGGGCTGGCTAACTTGTATGTCATGCCACACCAACACGTAGGCGCATGATGCCAGCCGGTCGCCCGACCAAGTACGACCCGGACTTCTGCAACATGGTCGTACAGCTTGGACGTGAAGGCGCTTCCCGCGCCGAACTGGCCTACGAGATGGGCGTGAGCTTCCAAACGATGCGGACATGGGAAGACACGCATCCCGAATTTTTGGAAGCCACCACACACGCGAGGGAGCTTGCCGAGGGTTGGTGGGCCGCTCAGGGTCGGAAGGGCATCTGGTCGCGGGAGTTCAACGCGCCGGCTTATCGGCTCCAGGTGATGAACCGATTCCCTGGTAGCTGGCGTGACAAGCAGGACCACGAGGTTACCGGCGCGGCGGGCGCGCCGCTTGCTGTGACTGTCACGCGCCGCGTCGTGAATGACGCAGACGGTTGAGCTCGAACTCCCGACGCCACCGTGGGCGCTGCCGCTGCTCGAGCCGATGCGCTACAAGGGCGCGTCAGGTGGCCGAGCGAGTGGTAAATCGCATTTCTTCGCTGAATGCGCTGTTGTCGAGATGGTGTGCGATCCCGACTTGCGATTTGTGTGCATCCGCGAGGTCCAACGCTCGCTCAAGTTCAGCGCGAAGAGCCTGGTGGAATCGAAGATCCGAACGCTCGGCGTCGCGGATCTGTTCGAGGTCATGTCCACGGAGATCCGACGGAGGAACGGCGACGGCGTGATGATCTTCGAGGGTATGCAGGACCATACCGCCGACAGCCTCAAGTCGCTTGAGGGATTCGGCAGGGCCTGGGTCGAAGAGGCGCACAGTATCTCCGACCGCTCGCTCAACCTGCTACTCCCGACGATCCGCCGGCCCGGCTCGGAAATCTGGTTCAGTTGGAACCCTGACCAGCCGACCGACCCGGTAGACAAGTTCTTCCGCAGCCAGCCGCAAGGCGCTGTCCACGTCCACACGACGTACAAGGACAACCCGTTCTGCCCGGACGTGATGCGGACGGAAGCCGAGCGGATGCGCGAAGCCGACTACCCGACGTTCGAGCATATCTGGCTCGGCGGCTATTTCCTGGGCGGTCAGGGTCGCGTCTACTCGACGTTCGTCAACCGTCCGTATCCGGAAGGCAACATCCACGAGAGCGTACAGGACACGGGCGGCGAGCTCCTGGTCGGCATGGACTTCAACGTCGATCCGATGTCGGTCGTGATCGCTGTGCGGGCGGGCGACGAGTGCCATGTGCTCGATGCGCTCCAGATCCCGACCAGCAACACCGAAGAAGCCGCCGCCGAGATCCGTAGACGCTACCCGACGCGGCGGATCGTCGTCTGTCCCGACCCGTCAGGTGCGGCCAGGAAGACATCGGCTCCGGTCGGGCAGACGGACTTCACGATTCTGCGGCGCTACGGCTTCGAGGTACGCGCACCGAGCAAGGCGCCGCCCGTGATCGACCGCGAGAACAACGCGAAAGCGATGTACCACGACATCGTGACCGATCGCAGGCGCTGCCTGATCCATCCGAACGCGGACGCGCTAATCATCGGACTCGCGAACCTGAAGTACAAGGAAGACACGAGCCAGCGCGACAAAAAGAGCGGGTTCGATCACATCTGTGATGCGATGGACTATCTGCTCTGGCAGGAATTCAACGTGCTCGACCGTGGGCGTGTACCGTCAGTCACGACGTACGCCGTATGAAGTCCTGGCTCATCACGGGTGGCGCGGGCAGCTTCGGCAAGGCGTTCACACGCAAGCTACTCGATGGCGGCGCGCAGCGTGTCGTGATCCTGAGCCGCGACGAATACAAGCACGCGCAGATGCGTGCGGAGTTCGGTGACGACGAACGGCTGCGCTTTTTCGTCGGCTCGGTCTGCGACGTTGAGCGTGTCGAGCTTGCGATGCGTGGCGTCACGCACGTCGCGCACGCTGCCGCGATGAAGCGCGTAGAGGTCTGCGAAGACAACCCGCTCGAAGCGACACAAACGAACCTGATCGGCACGGCGGTCGTCGCGCGCGCATGTCTGAACGCTGGCGTCCAGCGTGCGGTGTTCCTGAGCACGGACAAGGCAGTCAGCCCGAACACGCTCTACGGCACGACGAAGCTCGCCGCTGAACGCTTGTGGGTGCGCTACAACGTCTATGCGGCCGGTACGCACACCCGGTATGCGGCGACCCGATACGGCAACGTGCTCGGCTCGCGTGGCTCGGTCGTGCCGGTGTTCCAAGAGCAAGCGCGGATGGGTGGCCCGCTCAAGCTGACCGACCCGACGATGTCGCGGTTCTGGATGCGGATGGACGATGCGACCGAGCTCGTCGCACGTGCGTTTCGGGAGATGCGTGGCGGCGAGGTGTTCGTGCCTAAGCTCGGCTCCTCGAGCGTCGAGACGATGGCCGAAGCGATCGCGCCGCATCTGCCACGTATCACGACGGGCGCACGGCCTGGCGAGAAATGGCACGAATCGCTGATAGGCGAGGACGAGGCCAGAGACACGTTCGATTATGGCGATCACTACCGGATCGAGACGATCCGCACCTGGGAGGACGGTATGCACGCTACCGGAGAAGCGGTACCCAGCGGGTTCAGCTATCGCAGCGACACGAACCCGTATCAGCTATCGGCCACCGATCTCGCGCGGATGGTGGCCGTATGAAGGCGATCGACCATGCGGCGCTACAGACGATGACGCGCCAAGTCCTGTTGATGGAGACTCAGCGCACAGGGCTCGCTAATCAGTTGAGCGCGTTGAAGCGCGACGGCGTGCCCGATGTCGTGCTGTCCGAGATTGCTGTCGGCTGCAAGGCGCTCAAGCGCGAGGTAGACCGCAGGAAGCGGCACCTGGCGCGCTCGTGGAAAACCAATCCGGTGCTCGAGTGGTCGCAGACGGTTCACGGGCTTGGTGATGCGGTCGCGCTCGTGCTCGGGCTCGCGCCACCGCTGTCGGAATTCGCTACGCCATCTAAGTTCTGGAAGTATGCCGGGTTCGCGCCCGACCAGGGCACGAAGAAGGGGCAGAACCATCGGTACAACCACGAGTTGCACAGTATCGCGATCGTGCGGCTGGCTATGCCATGCATGAAGCTCCGCGCTTCGCCGTACAGAGCGGTCTACGACAACCGCCGCGCACGCACGGTGCTGACGCATCCCGATTGGACGGACGGCCACTGCCATATGGACGCGCTACGCATCACGGCGAAAGCGATCCTGCTCGACATGTGGCTGGTTGCTCACGGCAAACGACCGAGGGAGGGCCATCATCAAGCTGATACCCAGCCGACGAGTGCCGCCCTCGGTCACACTCACGCGGGTTGCACCCAAACGACAACTGCCGAGGAGGCCGCATGAGCCGCCACCAGATCGCGCTCGACATGGGCAGGGCCGTGTTCCGGTTGCTGCACGACCGCGACAACGACCGCGAGCAAGCGGCCGAACAGGTCGCGGCGCGGTTCAATGGGATCACAGACGATCAGCGCGAGTTCGTCGTCTGGGCGCTACTGCAAGCGGAAAGCCTGTATATGCGGGTCGAGAGGCCCGCGTTGCCGACCGAGGGCCACGTCGATCTTGATGCCCGCACGGGCCATGCCCAGGTCGGTGATGACTTCAATAGTGGGATCGGCCATGGCCCGTGTGATAACCAGGTGCTTGCTGCCGATCCCACTACACCCACAGGCGACGGGAACGGTGCGGGCCTTACCAACGATGATAGCCGCGGTCGTTCTGCCCCACTGTCCCGTCGGCGTCTGGCGATCATGCGAGCGGGGCCGGCATCGTATCCGGTCTATGTGCCTAGTGTCGGCCACCGCCCGCTAGGCGATCTGACGAAGCACGATATCGGCATGATTTACGCCGACAGGAAGCGCCGTCGCAGCAATGCCGAGGACAAAGAACGCGGCTGGAAGCGCATCTACGAGACGGTGACCGCAGACGGCACGCTTGCGGACGTGTTCGATGCACTGACAGAGCAAGACAGCCAATTCCTGGCCGACGAGTTCGGGATAACGGAATGGCGCGAAGCGGTCGCATGACGCACCGGCGCGAGGGCCATCAATCGTGTGACACCCAACCACCGGTGGCCCTGGTCGGTGCGTCATGA